ACAAGTAGTCTCTAGGTGGCTCGATTCCATTTGTGGCATTTGACACAACGGAACTGCTCTCCGAAGGCATTTGTGCGGACAGTGTTGAGTGCCTAAGACCGTGTTCCAAGATAGAATTTCTAAGAGACTCCCAATCATAGTTCAACTCATTTGGTACGATTTCATCAACGTCTGACTTGTAAGTGTCGATTGGGAGGATACCATCTGCATACTTGGTGCGATGAAAATATTCGCACTTACCTTTTTCTTTTGCAATGGTGTTACTTGACTTGAGCAAATAGTACTGGAAAGCTTCAGACAAGTCGTGGACAAGTTTCCATGATCCTGGATCATCGTAATGTTCTCCTTGTTTTGCTAAGTAATGTGCTAATCCTATATAGCCAACACCAAGAGATCTTCTTGCTAGTGTGCTAATCTTTGCAGCATTAACAGGGTACTGTTGATAATCAATTAACTCCTCTAAACCACGTACTGCAAGGTCACATAGTTCTTCCATCTCATCTAAGTTACGTAATTTACCTACGTTAATAGCAGATAGAATACATAATGCAATTTCACCCTCTTTATCAATATGATTTAAAGGATCTGTAGGTAGTGTAATCTCTTGACATAGGTTACTCATGTTAACCTTGTCTTTGAATGATGAATGCTCGTTACAATGGTCAATATTCATGATGTAAATACGACCTGTCTCTGCTCTCTCCTTAAGGAGATCTAGGATGAGCTCTTGTGCTCCAATAGTTTTTCTTGGGATTCTTGAATCTGCTTCAAAAGCAGCATATTGCTCATCAAAGGATGGAGTACCAAAAGACTCGTAAAGCCCAGGAACATTATGAGGAGAGAAGAGACTAACATCCTCGTTAGAGATGAATCGTTCATAAAATAATTTTGAAATTTGTATACTATAGTCAAGTTTTCTGACTCTATTATCCTCAGTACCTTTATTGTTCTTGAGAACAAGAATGTCTTCTATTTCTGCGTGCCAGATTGGGAAGTGGACAGTTGCTGATCCACCTCTGATGCCATTTTGAGTGCAACATCTGACAGTGCTCTCAAATTTCTTGAGAAACGGGACGACACCCGTGTGTTGAACTTCTCCCCCTCTGATCTTACTGTTGATGCCACGGATTCGGCCTGCATTGATGCCAATTCCCGCCCTTTGTGCAACGTAGTAACCAATAGCCATGTCACTGCTGAAAATGCTGTCAAGCGTGTCATCAACATCAACGAGAACACAGGATGCAAATTGTCGTAAGGGTGTCCGCACCCCTGCCATGATTGGTGTTGGGATGTTGATGTAGTGCTTTGAGATTGCGTCGTAGTATCTTCTGACATAATCGAGTCTCTTGTCTTGTGGATAATTTTGGAATAAAGTGGCAGCAATCATGATATACATGAACTGTGGAGACTCATATACTTCTCCAGTACTTCTATCCTGTACTAAGTACTTATCAGTTACCTGACGAAGACCTGCATATGTGAATAGGTAGTCACGTTTATGATCAATCCAAGAGTTGATCTTATCCCACTCCTCCTGACTATATTTACCAAGAACCTCAGTGTCGTATATATGTTTTTCAGCACATTTAAAGGCATGATCAAGCACAGTAGGAAAACCCTTGGACAACCACTGTGATCCAAAGACCTGCTTTCTAAGACCAAACAATAATAATCTAGCAGCAACAAACTGATAGTTAGGATGATCTAAATCTATAAGATCACTAGCAGATCTTACTAGAATTTCTTGAATATCAGCAGTCTCTATTCCATCATAGAATTGTAAACCTGAATTCATTTCAACCTGAGAGGCACTCACACCGCTTCCCAGACCTTCGCAAGCATCTGCTACCATCTTATGAATCTTATCTAGATTCAGACCTTCTATAGCACCATTACGCTTGTGAACTTTAATATTTGTACCGTTGCTCATACTCGTTTCCAGTCGTTTAGTTTTAATTTTGCTTCTAATTTGTGATATACATTAGATTCTACCACCTTTTGCACATCATGTCCAGCTAAGAACATGTCATTAATGTCCTTTTCCTGAATATTCCTAGGCCATATTACAACCTTGTCTCCTCGGTCAATGGATTTGGAGATTCTGTTGACGATTTCTCTGTTACGTGGCTCGTTATCATAAACGTAAATATAATCGCTCCAATTATACGTCCTAATATCAACATCAGACCCAGCCATCGCAACGGAATTCTGAATGAAGGTACTGTCAAACGGTCCTTCAACAATGTAAACTGGTTTTTCATAATTTATTCTGTCCTGTCCAAAGATTTTGGGTTTATCCTCATCAAGCATTATCGTAATGTATCTCATACGTGCCGTTGGGGCTAACGATCTACCTTGATATCCGAAGAGTTTACCATCTTGATCCCTGAATGGAATTATGATACGATCACCATCTTGTCGTAGGTTATCAAAGGTTTTTTTCTGCTCATTAGTCCAAGCTTTAAACTTAGGACAATAGTAGAAGTAATCTAAGTCTTTGATCCCTCGTTTTTCAAGATATTCTCGTGCTGGATGTGATGTATTTAGCTCTGAAATTTTCTCTAAATTGACATCACTTTTGCGGAAAACTGGGGGCTTAAAATCAAACTTAGGATTGGGTACAAATGTACCTTTACCACCACTACCTTCTTTAAATTTCTCCATGATATATTGGTCATGAAGAAAGGTATCCTGATCCTTAAGAAAGTTTGAAAATGTTCTACTAACACCACAATTGTGACATTTGTAAACAAAATCATTCTTGATCTTGTACAGATATCCCCTTGCCTTATTCTTCTTTTTCTGTGAATCTCCACAATAAGGACACCTAAAATTAAAAAGGTCTGCCTTCTTCTTAGTGAAGAGGGTCAGACGAGGTGAGACCATATTGATAAATTTTACGTCAAGGTATGACAAGTCACATAATCTGAGTTGTTCCTATCATAGGTCTTTCTGCTGGAATTGTCAAGGATCCTTGTGCCGATTCAAATACTGGTCTAATGATTTTCTGTCCGACTGGACTAACGAGGAAAGATAGAATAGAAAGAGCACCAAAAATAGACCACATTTTCTTTTCCATGACCCTAAGACGATCATCAACTTTGCGTATATCTCTTTCACAACCTGCCTTGATTAAACTTGTTTCTCGATCTAATGTCTTCTGTATCTCTTCTATCTTAGCAAAGAGAACAGCATCAATACGATCCTGTTTATCTAATTTCTCATCATGGACAGCAAGAAGCTGCCCCATCTTAACTGAATTGTCTTGGAGAGTATTAACAACTTTCTCCAGCCGCTCAATGATAGCAGCATTAATACTCTCTGCCATTGGTTTAGTTAGTTATTACGTATGGCAAAATCAAGAGCACTTTGATACGTACCAGCATCTTTGTTCAGCATGTACTGAAACTGTTGCTTATGTGTATCATCAAGTTGTGCATAAGTAGCAGCAATTCTCTTGGCAGAGAAGTTATCTAAATTCTGTACTCCACCATCAGCGAACTGAATCTTAGCATATGAAACAGTAGATGCTGGATCTAATTCACTAGTTGCTACATCAAGTGCAACCTGTACTACATCTTGTCCTTCAGCAATCGTATCACCTGTTGGTTCTACTTCATTTTTCTGTAATTTCTTTGATTGATCAGTTGCTTTCTTCTTAAAGTCTGATAAACGAGCCTTTACTAAGGTTTCCATTTCCTTAGTTTTGTCCTGCATTTTGGACTTAGCATCCTTACGCTTCTTTTGAAGCTCCTTTTGACGCTTAAGTTTTTTGCCTTGGGCAATCTGCTTCTGAGCCCTTTCAGTATCAGTAGCTACTGCCTCAACAACAGGTTTTTCTTCAACTTGTTCTTTCATTTTTCTTTTATTGATACGAGACATCAGATTTTTAGCACCAGTAGTGCGACCATCAACTTTATTGTTCTTCTTGTATGTACGATGTTTCTTCGTGTTTACAAAAACAAATGCTGGAGGTAAAGCAAGACCACTGCCGTCACCAGCAGTATTCGATTCCTCATTTATATTAGATTCAATTGCTTTAGACATTCCTTGTCAGCATCTCCGTTAAGTGAAGGTGGTAATCTATTTAGAAATAACATAAATGCCTTGATTACAGACCAGTATGTTGCTTCTACTTTATAAAACAGCAATGGTGTTGCTGCATCATCAAATACATTATAAAGAACTATAACATGATTTAATATAAGGTGAGTTTTAAGTTCACCTGTAGTTTCGTAACGTCTCAGAAGTCGTTTGAGATACTTAAATCTCTTTAAGTCCTCTTCAAAATCTGAATATGTTACTGATGAAGGATTATTATAATTTTGAATAGCAAAGAATAACCAATTTTCATGGTCCAGTTCACAAATATTCATTTAATTATGTGCCAAATGTTACTGTAGCAGTGTTAGTAATTACTTGTTTAGCACCTTTGCTAGAGTTAACTAGGCAACGATACTTGTAACCATCTAATGCATCACTTGCGAGAGCTGCATATGTAAGCGTCGCTGTTGTGAAGTCAGTATATGTAATTCCTGTGTCAAGTCCACCAGCACCACCAGCGACATCAACCCAACGTGTAGTTGCAGTTGCTGTTTGACGTTGCCATTTGTATGTAATAGTACCAGACTGATCAACTGCTGCACTAACTGCGAATGTTCCACCACCACTAGATGATGTGGAGTTAGCAGTTGTACCACTAATTGTAATAGTCTCAAGAACATCTGCTGCTACTGTTTCATCAGCAACGTCACCAGATACACTAGAAGCAACTGATACAGATGCAATACATTCTGCCTTATGACGAGTTTCACCAGAGTGATCTTGGAATGTACGATATTGCCACCAACCAGGTCCGTTGATTCCACGAGATTTGTTAGAAGCAATGCTTGCCTCAGTCGCATCTGCAAAAACTAGTTCGTAACTATTAGAGTCACCACCTAGTATAACGAATTCAGCGACAGCCTTTGGAGGTGTCCGCTTAATTACACTAGACCCTGCAAGAGAATTATTAGTAGCACCTGCATATACCTTATGTAATTCAATACTTGTTGTACTTGTTACACTCTTAACGATGTAGTTAACACCACTAATCTCAAGTACATCACCACCAACTACTGTGTCGGCAGCGTTCTTTGTTACTGTTGCGTCGTTTTGAGTGACAGCGACAGTATTTGAGAATGCCGCAGCATCCGTAGTTCCAAAAACAGCCATCTTTTTAACCTGATCGAAGTATAGTTCTAAGTTTTATTTATCATATCAACGAGCTTGAATTGCCTTCTCGACTTGTACAAGCAGTTTGTCATCCATATCAGTCTTTGTCAAAGCAACTGCTTTCTTAAGAATGATAAGACAAATTTCGATTAATTTCTCTCCAAGTTCCTCGTTTTCAGGAATCTTTGCAACAGCATCGCCAATGATTTTTGTTGCGATAGGAAGAAGGAAGGATAGCATAGTAAGAGCCTCAATTATTATATGAGCCTATTTATGCAAATTCTCTGACCCTCCTATATTACACTCTAAATCCGAATGACAATTCTCTGATCCACCTACAGAGAATGGGTTATATCTATCAGTAGCAATTCTATACATCTTCTCATGCATAGAAACTACCTCTTCTGCTCCACCTACTTTCTCAAAGTCAGGTGATGACTTAAATCTTGATGCATATGGTTCTAATGAGGTAGGAACTTCCTTTAATTCAGCAGGAAATTCTACATCACAAGGAGCATATTCATCAGTAATATAATTATTAACGTTGTCTGCTATTTCCTCTTCTGGTCTTGGAGGATCATCAAACCAATCGTTTCCACTTGCACCTATTATCATGATTGTATTCTATGTGTACCAGCATTATCAGGTTTAGTAACCATACCTTTCTCACCATCTCTAATGGTAGGCATGACTTCAATAGTAGGCTTTCTTTTCTCTGCCTTCTTCTTGGCTTTCTTACCTTCTATTATAAAATCTTTAAAGGATCTCATTTTTTCACAGACATAATTTTAGCAATTTTCTTATTCTTATATCCTTCTACTGTAGCAGGTTCTTCTCCTACAACTCTATACTTAGTACCTGATAGTTCTCCAAGTTTAGAAAGCATTGATGCAACTTCATCCCAGAGTTTACTTTCTGTTTCTTCTTTGCTAACGACTGTCTCCTTAGATCCAACAGGATTAACCTTCTTTGTTTCTTTCTTTCTGACTGCAACGTTCTCTATCTCAGCACCATGTGACTGAGGATCCATTCCATCGAAAGGTGCTTCTGCAACTACTTTCTTTTCTTCATGAGGAATAACATTTCCATCAGCATCTTTCGTATGATGCTCACTAAGATCAAGTACACCTGCCTCTAATGAATCAGCAGAAACCTCATGGACATCTTGCAAATTTGTATTTTGGAAAGTGTCACCACCCATCCAACGCTCATAAGCTTCCTTTAATTCGTCAGAAAACTTATCATTATTATACACTGTGTTAATTGGGTCTGGGGATTTCATAATCGTCTCAAAGAATCTTATCTCAAAGTATTTATAGCTCTTACGTCCTTAACCCATTCACGAAACATATCACCATCTTCAGTGACACAGATAACATAGTTCACACCTGACCTATGAATCTTACCTTTCTGTCCTGTGCGAGAAGACATAACATAGTCACCTTCTTTCAATACATCAGTCTTACGAAACTGCTGTCTTGCTGCTTGTTCACGTAGTTTTTTAAAGTTCTTCATACTTGTATTGACTTATCAATTTTTGCTAGGTTCGTTTTTATAAGTATCATCATATCTTCTATCTGTTTATTACTCCTACCATGTCCTCTAGGTAGACCAGATTTAAAACCAGCAACATCATCTGCTAATACCCAATCCCTCATCTTTGTTCCAGAGATTGCATATCCATCACCATCTGGAGAACGATCTCCAGTAGATAAGACTTCTATATGTCTAAAAGAATAATCTTTATCTGCACCATTATAACTTGGAAGATTTGCAATGTACCCTTTTATCTCATCTTTTCCTACCATGTAATATGCTTCATCATAATTTCTTGCCTCACAATCTTGTAGAACTAACTTTGGTGAACTCTTTTCTAAAGATACCATATGAGCACCATGTTTTGATATACTTTTCATCCATGCAAACTTATCTTTTCTTGGAATAGGATGCTTCAACTTCTGTGCCTTTGTACTACCAGACAAATGCGAATGTGAAATATAAATTAGATAATCCCCACCATTTTGATTAGCAGTAGTTTTAAGAGCATCAAAACTATTCTCATGACCCCATGTCATTGGTTGAAATCTGCCAAAAGTTACATAAATTTTGTTACTTCTTAACGCCATTTCTTTGCCAAAGTAAAATTGTTATAAGAAAATTCAAGACGGTTAACAAACTTAATCATGTCACCATTTCTATGTAGTACGTATCCCTCTGGTCCAGTTACCTTATATCCTTTTTCTGTTTCAACAAAAGTTCTAAAAGTTTCAAGATGATCTAACTTATCAATAACCATCTGCTTGACTGCTTGTAACTCCCTATACAAACCAAGCATTCCTTTAAACTTATCCTGATTGTCCCGAAGATAGTTCTGACTATACTGAACTAAAGCACGTTTCTTTTTTTTAGTATCCTTAGTTTTAATATCAGCAAGCATCTTTGCAGTCTTATCATAATAAAAATTATAAAGACTTTCAAATACTGTATCTACATTACCAATAGTACGTGCTGCTCTTATCTCAGCATTAAAAAACTGCTTAACATAAGAAGACACATGCCATTTCAAGTCACCTGTAGTACCAGAAAACTTAACTAGTTCATCAAGAAAATCACCAGATGCTTTACACATTGTTTCAATATTTGATATATACTGATCAAACTTATTCTCTTCATTATGATTTAAACCTACTTTATGCATAGGAGTATCGTTATCTATACAAACAACATCCTTATTAGACTTAACCTTAGCACCTGCTCTAGCACTCATACTTGAAATATCCCATCCATCCTTTTCACCTGTATAATGAGTATGAAATACCACACCAACTTTTGCTGTACCAACTGCTTTTCCTATAGGATGGTCTATTGGTATAGCATATGTTATTGTATTAGGTGTGAATGTATATACTTTCTCACCATGTATAGTTTCTGTCTTCCTAGTAGCAGCAGTAAATAAAAGATCTCCTTGTACTACACCATTAATCCCCAACTTAGAAAAATATTCTAAGGAAAGTTTTAAACCCTCTGCTAAATTTTGTTTATTACTATACCACTCATCAATTTGATCTGGTCCATAACATATCTTAGGACGATCCTTATTAAATACTGACTTAGTTCCTACAAAGAAATGACCATTAGCAGGATCCTTACCACATACAATAGAAGGAGCACCATCCCATTTTGTTTGCATATAACCTGTACTATTATCACAACCAAGCATCTTTCTCAATTCCTTAAGAAAATTAACCGCAGCAATACATCCCTCAACTCCATAGTTGAGCATCTCATCTTCTAGATGTTCTAAATGTTTTAACTGTGTTACGTTCGCCATTAGGAAACCTTAATGTATGGTGCAGACTGATCAGACTCTGATGTAGCATAAAGGTACAACCTTGTAGCAATCTCATTTGCATCACTATCACTTGCAGTTCTCATAATATCAGCAAGAACTAGACCCATATACTTTGCAAACTTCCATTTCTTAGGCATTCTATTAACAGCAAGAAGTGATATATCTTCTTCAACCTCAAATATATCTTTATTGTCAGTAGCCAACTTTACAATATCAGCAGATAAATCATCTGCTATAGCAGCAATTTGTGATGTCTTTGATTTACCTGTTGCCTGAAAAAATCCTTTGTTATCACCTAAAACTGCCTTCAATACATTATCCAATACACCACCACCTATCTTACCATGCTTTGCTGATTCACCCATGACCTCACCTTGCCATGTCTTACCAGCAGTATCAGTAGCACGGAACTGTACTTCTATACTATTAGGTGCTGCTGTAAAATATACATCCATAGAACCAAACAAACTCTTGGCTCTCATACCTGAGAATGTTCTCCGTGTTTTTGCTGGTCCACCTTTAAAATTCTTCTTAGATATACTTCCCTGACTTGACTGACCTATACCCTTCAATGATACACCAATTAACTTCTTAGCTTTAATCTTCTTCATAAGCAAGTTATTTATTTCAGCAAAATTGGTAGTATTTTTAATTTCTTTTCTATCAAAATCACAATCACACATGTACATATCAGCAGGTGTCCACTTGTTCAAGTTAGAAAATGGTCTACCTTCATTCTTATTGATTGTTTTAAAATGATTCTCAATTATGTTTACAATATTCTTTCCTCTATAAAAATGAAATTTATCATTCTTAAACTCATTGGTTGAGTATAATACATTTGCTGTCTTAATACAAGACACCAACCAATCAGGATTGTTATTCAAAAACGTAAAGGTATCTTCCATAGATGCAGTTGTATCTACCTTTGACTTTACGTTTGCAAATAAAATTGCCGATGGTGACATATCTTCATCTAACACTTTACCATTTGCATAAGCAAGTGCAGTCATCCAAGCACTAGCACTTTCAAACATCTCTGTTGCTTTTGCACCTGCACCTGATCCTGTATTACTTCCAAACTCCTGTGTCTTTACAATCTTTGTTAATCCTACCTTACCTAACGATTTTGTTTTACCTATCTTTCTACATTCTAATACAGCACCCTTACGTCCACCCCATCTATTTCTAAATGAATCTGTCTTAGCAACAGAATCAAATGGTAGGTCACCATTAAATACATCTTCCATATCATCTAACATTTTATTAGGAGCAGTTAGTAATACGTCACCATGACCCTCTACCTTCAACTCCTGACGCATCATGATCTTAGCAAAAATTACTAAAAGATACAGGTCACCTTTTGGATTGACCTGTCCTAGTTTTTTCCATGTTACATTAGCCACGATAAACTATTATACTAGATGTATTTAGATTACCATATCATGTCAATCGGAAGATCCGTCTTCTCTTTCTCTAATCTTATCATCCATATATTCTCTCATATTTTCTATGAGGTCTTGTGCATCGACAAGGTTATCAATGTCTGCTAAGAATCCAGCAATATGTTTTGCCACATAAGGTTTCTCACCTCGTGCTGCAAATGCAAGAGCATCTCTTAGATGTTCTTGTGCTGCTCTTAATGAATCTTCTACTTGTTGTGTTAACATTAGCGATCACCCTCTGCTCTTTTTTCTGACTTCTCAACATCAAACGATCCACCAGGATATCTCTTCTCTAGTTTCTCTACATTTCTTATGATGACATCATCGAATGGTATGTCCAGAGCCATACAAGCCTGTGCCACATACCACATAACATCACCCAACTCAATAATAAGGTGCTCCCTATTATCATCATTCCATGGCTTACCTTGAAAAACCATCTTTTTAACGATCTCCAAAAACTCACCAGACTCAGCAGCAAGCCCAACGCCAGCAGTGGTAAGACGTTCAATATTTGCACCTTCTCTGTCAAGTTCACCCAACCTGTCAGCAAGATCGACAAAATTCTTAGAGGAATCCGATGTGACAGCATCCACGAAATGAGAGTACTTATCAAAATCTATAGCCATAATTTATACATTCCATTCAGCAAATTTACTTAACCTATTTTGAGTTTCAGTGAACTGTTGATTGTTCTCATCATCCTCAGTTTGATTTAGGACACTAGCGTCCTCCGCTACATCATACAGCTTCATCTTCGATCTGTCAATACCTATCATAAATTTTCTGGAATTAGTGGGATCATTGTACCTGTTCTTGAGTTGTTTAACCATGATGCGACCCTGTTGCTCAAGCTCCTCAGTGGATATAAGGGCAAACATAAGATCAGCAGTGGCAGGTAAGCCAAAAGACTCAGAAGTATCGGTAAGATCAGGATCACTACTCCCAAAACCAGAACGAGTAGTCTGTGTAGCTGAAACAATAGGTACGTTATTTTCCACAGCAAGACCCCTGAGTTCCTCAGCAATCGCCTTGACATACGTGTATGAATTAACAATCGCACCTTTGTACCTCGCACTTGCACATATATTTAAATAGTCTATGAATATTATATCAGGTTTGAAACCTTTTTTCAAGCTCAGATCAGATAAGAGTGCCTTAAAATGTCCAGCATGTGCTGAAGCAGTAGGGTATTCTTTTATGATCAACTTACCCTGAGTCTTTCTAGATATTTCCTGTACCTTAGAGTTATATAAAACCTCTGGTAACTCTGCAATATCTCTGATGTTTACGTTGAGAAGATTTGCATCAATTCGTTCAGCAATTTTCTCCTCTGCCATTTCACATGTAATGTATAATACGTTCCGTCCTTGCAACAAGACGGAGCTAGCGCAGTGGCACATGAATAAAGACTTCCCGACACCTGTACCAGCAAGTGCGATATTAAGAGTCTTGTTAGGGATCCCACCTTTCGTAATATAGTTAAACTTTTCCAGATCAAAGGGAATTTTTTCTTCCGTCTTATGGTAGAACTCATATCTGTCTTGAGATTGTTCAATGTAGTCATGTCCGATGTGTTCATCAAAGGAGACAGCCAAAGCATCCTGAAGGATACTTGGTATAGCACCCTTATCTAACTTCTTATCTCCACCGTCAGCAATCTTTATTGATTGCATCAACGCAAGATATATAGCACGATCTTGACACCACTTTTCTGTGGCATCACACAACCATTCAAAGTCAACCCATTCATTAGATAATGAGTTCACAATGGTGGAGGCACTTTGGAAGTTCTCTTCTGTAAGATCACTACGATTCTGAAGATTAATTAAAATTACTTCTTGTGTTGGAATCTTGTCATACTTTGAAGAAAAATCTTGAATCTCTTCAAAGATAATTCGTTCATCATATTCTTGAAAGTAATCAGCTTTAAGAAAAGGTACTACCTTACGATAGAACTCCTCTGTAAATAATAAATTTCGTAGTATTGTTGATTCAATACGTTCAATTGCCATAACTAAATTCCGTTCGTGCTGCTTCTTCTAGTTTTGCCATCACTTCGTCTGTGAAGTATTTGTCAGGATCACTGAGTATAGACTTAGGGTAAACATTACTACCACCAATGGAGATACGGTTTCCCACCCGCTTGAAAACTCCATACTTCTCACCAAGTTCCAAGAGTCCATAATAGCGGTCAAGTCCACGTTCGTCAAAGTATAATCTGGTAGCAACTTTAGATCCCTCCTTAGATAATCTAGATTTTTTAGTTTCACATTTAATGATGTTACCCACTAAATCTGTTCCTTCCTTCTCTTTCGATTTGGATAAGAATATTATAGTAGATGCAGCGTACTTTAGTCCAGCACCACCGCCCATTTCTTTCATTGGCACATAGCTTCCGATCACATCATATGTGTGATTCGTGACAAGCATAGGAATACCTGCTTGTCCTAGTTTCAAGGTCAATACCCTGAATGCACCCTTGATCAATTGGGATTTAGTCATGTCCCTGACTTGCTTATCATTAGAGATGTCTTCCATCTCCTTTGATGTACTAAGCATACCAAGAGAATCAAGTACAAACATCATTGGTTGTCTTGACTCTTTTGGTTCCTTCATGTACTTGTCAACAATCCTTACTGCCTGAGTTCTAAACTCTTCTATCGTAGCAACAGGAAAGATTACCATGCGACTGGCATCTATACCCCTGCTCTCGATCATCTCTTTGCTTATAGCAGACTCAGACTCAAAATAAATGACCCCACCAGTAGGATTATTACTAAGAAAGGAACGGACAACAGAGAGGGCAAAAAAAGTTTTTCCAGTACTTGATTCTCCTGCGAGTGCTGTGACCTTGTTGGAAGGAATACCGCCAAAGATAGACCCACTAACAACAGCATTAAAGATATATGACCCAGTATCAACAAACGAGGTAACATCACCTGCTGCCACACCATCTGAAACAATACTAGCGAATTCATTTCCACTGTCCTTAATTACATTATCTAGGAACGATGCCATTCATTTACCTCACTTTCGTACATTCTAACATAGTCATGGGTTTTCGACAAGAGCTTTGCATATCCTCTTGCTGTGTCTTCCTCAACGAAGACTCTGATTTGATCTGCATCAAGTGCTTCATGCGAAGTATCTTGATAGGTTACTGTCCACACGGTCTTACTCATTCAAAGAATCCTCTTAGTGTTATTCGTTTTTCATAGTCCCAACCAATACATTGTAGCACATTTTTGAGAGGTTCCAAGAAACTCTTCTCAAATTGTGTCTGATAATCAACGTACTTCTCTATACCAAACTCCTTTGGTAGATCCCCAAAGAAACTGATACAGTTCTCGTGGATTGGATTAGGAGTTTTTAGATACATGAATTTTATCTTCTCTCCTTCCTGAATGAAAGGAAATTTGTTTTCAATTTTATGTTTCTTAACATAATGGTTGTATAGTAAAGCACCTCTTACGTGGATTGGTGTTCCTTTACTATAGATGTCAGTTCTGTGCTTGTATTTTTCAAGGTTGTTAACTCCTCTGGGGAATGCGACTTCTTCGTAAGGTCGCTCTCTTGTCTCTGCTCGCACGTCATTGATAAATGAGATAAGCTCATCATTTGTTTTGCCGATAATGATCTGAAAAGCTGCATATAATTTATCCCTAAAGTATGCTGGTGTAGAAGACCTAGCGGTCTCTAGTCCCATGATTTTCATCTTGGGTTCTTTGTATCTGACTCCTTCTGAGTCCCATACGTTTAATATGTATCTTTTCTTGGCAGTCCATATTCCTCTATCAGCAATGTTCTCTCGCTTCATGATCATTTTCTGATCATACGCAGAAACATACGCTGCAAGCTCCTCATACGAGGAGTCAATGAACGGTTCCAACTTATCTTGGCAGATCTTATCAAGTAAGGCCACGATCCTAGCCTTATCACTAGACTTATTACTAAAAAATTTATCAACAAGAGGTCCAAGATTAAGATAGATTGAGTCGGTAT